CAAATACCGTTCTGCGTTGCGGTCGTTTGCGCGGTGCACAAGATGCGCTCGTTTGCGCCAATCAGAATCCCGTCGACAGTCTGCGCGCCGCTTAGCGTGTTGTTAGTCGTCGCAACGGCACGCACCGGCTCTTTATATGCGTACGAAAGCGCGCTGATCTTGTCGAAGTTACCCGTCGACATGAAACCAGCCGAGCCGGATCCGGCAAGCGAATGCAGCGACCCGCCGGCCTGGTTGCCGTGAGCGTGCACATGGTCTGCATGAGCGGCCGTGCCCAGTCCGCCGATCGCAGTCGTGCCCACGTCCAGCGGTGCCGTGCTCGCAAGCGCTACTGCTGGCGGCAAATTCGCGAACCCCACGTGCGTCGCGTCGCTCGCGATCAGAGCCTGGCCCACAGTCGGCACGGGCGATCCTGTGATGTCGACAAGCGCACCGCCCGCGACCTGCAAACGCTTGGCTCCGCCGGCCGTGTCAGAGACTAAACCCCAACTCGACGATCCATCTTCGTGATAGAAAATCCATTCGTAATTCGCGCCGGGCAACAGCACGGCACTTGGGCCACGCAAGCCGTCCAGGCCCTGAATTTCCGATGTGCCTAGCACGTTGACCTGCACCGGCACTGTTATGTCACGGTGCACGTACAGGCCGAAACGCGCGTCTACTGGCGGCGCATCAAGCGACGACACGATGTAGACGACGGCGGAAGTAGTGCCGACTGGCGGCGGCCAGATAAAGCCCCACGTGCCCGGTAAAATCGTGGCTGCACCCGTGGTGCTAGTCCAAAATTTGATCGACGGATCGTAGTGCAGCCCCGGCACGCGCCAAATGGAGTGCAGCGCGTCACTAGCTGTTAGCACCTGACCTTCGACCGGCGGCGCGGATGCCGCGACATCCACGGGCGCGCCCGTCGTCGCTAGACTGCTCGCGGTCGAGCTTCCCACACCGTCAGCACCGGGCGGGCCTGCGGGACCTTGCGGGCCCGGCGCACCGTCTGCACCGGGCGCACCGTCTGCGCCGGGCGGGCCTGCGGGGCCTGGTGCGCCTTGTGGACTGACTGTGACAGTCAGGATGGGCGGCGTGGGTATGGTGACTAGAAACTCAGACATGACAGCCCCCTAACACCAGATCACGCCCGCAAGACCCGTTTGGTTTTCTGTCACGGTGTCGCCGTACCAGGTGTTAGTGCCGCTGCCCGTGCCTTTCTCGAGCCATTTGAAAGCGCCGATCCCGAGCGGCACTTGATCGTGACTGAATGCGGTCAGCTGGACCGTGCCCACCGTCGCGTTGACGGTCGCGAACACGCGCAAATACGTTTGCGAAGATGTCAGTGGACCAGATATCGCGATGCCGGCTTTATCGCCCGCACCTACACCCGTACTGCTCACCGTCGCGAGCAGCACCAGCGACGCGCAATCACCCGCGAGCCCCGCGATCGTGTCGATTTGCGCGGCCGCAGTGGCGTTAGCCTGACGGTAGGTCGCTGTGCTGTAGGTCCAGTCACTGCCCGGCGATTGAATCACCGCATTCGTCTGCTTGCGATTGTCGACGTTCCAAATATCGATCGCCGCAGTGCCCGTCGACCAATTCGGCGTGCGCCGAATCGCAAACGTCGTGGCTGACCGCGGTCGCACGGTGCCCAAGTAGCGGCGCGTTGCGTCACCTGACTTAGTCCAGACACCGTTTTGCCGCGCGATCGCAGTCGCGCGCGCGGTGCCTGACGTCCAGTTCAGCACCTCGAGCGACACGACCGCGCCCGTCCAAAACGCGAAGATGTCGAACGGTAGATCGGTGGTGCGTCCCGCGAGCACGTACGACACGCCGGAAGCCGACCGCACGACCCACGATGAGCCATTGTAAATCGCGATCTGATCGCTCGTGATCGGCGCCAAATACACCGTGGTAAATGCGCTGCCATCCGCCGGGATCGCATCGTCGACCGTAGGCGCCAACCGAAAGCCATTGGTGCTCGGCAGCACCGCGATTCGCGGATCGTTTCCTTCGCAGATTTGGCCGGCGCTGATGCCAAATGAAGTCAGGGCGTGGACATGGTCGGATCGCGCGAACGTCGAAGCCGAGCCGGCGGAACTCGCGCCGCCTATCGCAAGCGCGGATGCCACCGCGGCCGCCGGCATCGCGTGTATATGGTCCGCTCGTGCGAGCGACGCAGACGTGCCCGTGACGACCGTCCCGCCGATCGTGAGCGCGCTGGGCGCCGCAGTCGACACGTCGTGCGTATGGTCGGATCGCGCAAACGTCGTCGCGACGCCCGCGGAGTTCGCAGCCGTTGCGGTGATCTGCACCGGCGCTGCGGCCGCTGGCATCGCGTGTACGTGGTCGGCTCGAGCCAGTGACGCGGACGTGCCCGTGACGACCGTCCCGCCGATGGTCAGCGCGCTAGGGGCCGCAGTGGGCAGCGAATGGACGTGATCGGCATGCGCTGCACCGGCATCCGTGCCGATCGTCGCTACCGTGGTCGCCGTCACCGCAGACGGCGCCGTCGTCGTGGTGGGCGTCGCGCCGTCCAAGTACACGAGCCACTGATACACGAGGTTCTGCAGCCAGTTCGCCAACTGGGCAGTCAGGATCGTTTGCGGGATATGGCCGACGTCTTGCTCGGGCGAGCTCGGGGCAGCGATCGCCGCCGTGCCACCCGTGGCCCATCGTGGAAATGCGCTTGGTCGTGCCATGCCGTCAGCCTCCTAATAGTGAGCGATCGAAACCGAAGTCAGGGCCGCCCCCGTTGAATGTGAAAGACTCGATCGCGACTTCGCCGCCGCCGTCAGAGGCGAACACGAAGCGCCCCGCGTCGAAACCGAGCGACGACGCCGGGATCGGCACGTCAGCCGGTGCAAACGTGAACACCGCAGGCCATGCGACGTTCGACCACGTGGCGGTGAAGCGCACGCCGGCTGCTTTCGCCGGCACGATGAGCTGCGCGATCTGCAGCCCCGTGTGCGAGTCGAGCGCCCCCATGTCGAGCACGAACGATCCGGGGAAGTACTCGCGGAGCTTGACCGTGTTGCCGCCGGCTAGCTTGTCTGCGATCGCGATGATCTGCTCGGTCGTGCCTGACGACCGTTCGACCAGCACGCGCGCTGAAATCCACAGCCGATAAGTGTCGTCGTCGCGACCGCCGCGCGGCTGACCCACGATGCGCCCGAGCATATCGAGCATGGCGCCCGTCGCCGTGCCGATGTTGCGCTCGGTCAGCAGCTGATAAAACGCATCTTCGACCGCCTGCACCTCGGTCAGCCACGACGACAGCAGCGCGGACGTTTTGGGCTGCCGATAGCGCTCGATCAGTCGCTCGACACCGCGCGTCACGTGGTCGGTAAAGTGCTCCGTCATGGGATCGGCACCACCGAGATCCGCGTCGTGTCGAGCGTGCCGATCTGCCGCTGCGTCACTGCGACGCTAGGCACGCCGGTTGCGTAGTCAGACGACACGAGCGACACGCGACACTCCGCATTCAAGACGCCCGGCTGCTGCATCGCGACCGTCACGAACCTGCCCGCGTAGACCGGATCGCCTACGTCCAGATAGCCCGGCGATCCCGGCGTCTCAGCGGACGCGGCGACCGCTTCTTTCATCGCCGTATCGCCAACGTAGTCTGCGGCGACTACGGTCAAGCGCAGCGCCACATACACCGGGATCTCAGTCGGGCGGCTAAAGCCGATCGTATGCGGGATGCCTTCGGTGTCGACGATCACGACGGTCACCGAGCCATAGGCCTGAATCCCTGCCGGCTTGTTCGTCCAGATCGACAGCCCGATCGCCTGGTCGTCGACCGCGCCGATCACCGACCGCACAACGGCCTCGAACGAGTGCCCCGGCAGGCCGTTTGCGTCGACAGCATCAGTCACGTTTTCGAGCACCGACACCGCAAGCACCGTATCGAGCTGCAGCAAATCCGCGCGAATGCCGGCGACCGTGCCGCCGCCCTGCGCGGCGAGTTCATCTTGACGGCGGATGCGGTACGCGGCATCTGATTCGATGTCCGTGCCGAGCTCGGCATCCAGCGCATTGGTGACAGACGTCCAGCCGGTGATCAGCGTGTCGCGTTGTGTGAGCGTGCCAGCGTTAGCGCCGATCGGCCCCGTGTCGACGGCCTGGAATGGGATGTCGAGCGTCGCCGGTGCGCCGGTCGCATTGACCATCGCGATCGTGTTGGTGAAGCGCGCGGCGGCGTTGCCCTGCACCGATGCTACGGCCGTCAGTGCCGGGATCGATGTCGAGGCCGCGAGCACCACCGTGCACACCACGCGCGACGGCGTAGCCGGCTCGCGCAGGCTGTTAGTTAGGCTGTAGAGCTGATCCTGTGCATCGCCCGACGCTTGATCGG